TCGCGCCGCAGCTCGTGGATGAGGATGCGCCCGCCGAGCGGCAGGGGGGCCGCCTCCTGGGGTTCGCCCGATGCCGTCAGCACCCGCAGCGCGGTCGTGCCGTCGTCGTTGAGGTAGGTCAGTTCCGCCGCCTCGGTGCCGCCCGTGGTGTCCGTCAGGAGGGCGGCGAACGGCTTGTCGGCGGGGGTCTGCTTGTAGGCGAAGACGCCGACCTCGCGGCGCGTGGCGTCGTCCGTGAAGGTGCCGCAGGCGTCGGGGGCCAGGCCCGGCTTGTCCTCGTCGAGCGACGGCCCGTCCAGGTAGAGCGCGTCGAGCGCGGCGGCCAGCCTGTCCGCCTCCTGCGTGCCCGTGGGGAGCGCGAGTTGGCCGTCGGCGTCCCTGAGCCCGCCCGGGATGAGCAGGCGGAGCGGGGCGCGGCGGATGAGCAGCGCCGTGTCGAGGGCCTGCTGCAACGACGCCAGCAGCTTGCGGCGGTCCCACCAGGCGGTCAGCGCGGCCTCGGCCTCCCCGATCAGCGCCTGCTCCTCGGCGGTGGGCGGGTTGGGCTGGCCCTGGTCGTCCTTGCCGAGGTCGCGGCGCGGGACGAAGGACCAGCGCGGCTCCTTGCCCAGCACGCCCGCGCGATGGCGCTGCACGACCTCGCGCGTGACGTTCTTGGAGACGAAGCCCGCCGCGATGGCGGCCATCTGCGCCTGGTACTGCTCGCCCGGTGGCGGCTTCTGCCCCGGCCACGCCAGCCCGCCCCGCCAATGGTCGCCGCGATAAAAGTCGAGCGCCTCCCGGTCGCCCGGGCCGAGCTTGTCCGCCGTGGCGACGAGCTTGGTGGCGTCCTGGAGGGTCAGCGTGTCGAAGATCGCAGGCAATGTTTGCCTCCTGTCTAACCCGAATACTGGACGGTGCCTTCCCAGGAATCGACGCGGCGCTTGCGCGGCCTGGGCGGGGCGTAGGTCAGCATGACGGCCTCGGCGCGGTCGGGGCTGGGGACGCCGCGCTTGCGGGCCTCGTCCTTGCCCTCGATCACCACCCGGCCCCGCGCGTCGTGCCGGTAGCGGATACCCGCCAGTTGCCCCATCGCGGTCTCGTCATCCAGCCCGGCGAAGTCGCCGGAGGAGAGGCGCAGCCGGAGCGCCCAGTAGAGTTCGGCCTTCCAGTTGGCGTACTTCTCGGTGTCGTTGGCCGCCTCGCCGACGTTGACATCGGCGACCCGGCCCTTGTAGCCGTGATCCTCCAGGTGGCGCGCGAAGTAGTAGCCCTGGCCGACGCTATCCACGCTGACGCGCGCCAGGCGGTCCTTGTAGGGCTCCAGCGCCGCCAGGACCTCCCCGCGCGGGTCGGCCTTCGTCCAGGAGGCGAGGCGCACCAGGCGCGGCCCGTGGCGGATGCCGAGGGAGGTCTCGGACTCGCCCGGCCCGGCCACGTCGATCCCCGCGGCCCACTCGTCCCCCTTGACCGGGGCGATCTCGCGCAGCCGCGCGGCCTCCAGCCAGGCGAGCGACAGGAGGGCATCCTCCGACTGCTGCGGGAAGTTGCCGCGCACGCGCGCCTGCCAGAGCGGGGATTCCTCGCCCCAGGTGTGCAGCTTCTCGTGGACCCAGCGGCGCGTGGTGAGGTAGGGCCGGGGGTTGTGGGCCAGCATCGGGTTGTCCTCATCGTCCTGGGGGATCGCGCGCAGTTCCTCGATCGTGACCCCATCAAGGTTCGGCGTGTCGAAGGCGTCGATCGTGAAGGTCTGCCAGGTGCGCCGGTCCCTGGTGAACGCCTCGTAGAAGGGCCCGCTGGCGATCGTCGGGTTGCCGAGCATGAGCACGCGCACGTCGCCGCCCGCCCGGATGCCCTCGATCGCCTCGAAGATGTCGGGGCGCACGCCCGGGGCCTCGTCGAGGATGATCAGCACCTTGCCGTGGAAGCCCTGGAAGCGCACGCCCTCGTTGGTGGAGAGGCCCATGGCGTATTGCTGGGGGCCGACCTGCCACTCGACGGTGTTGAGCGTGCCGCCCAGCCGGAAGCGCGACCGCTCGTAGGCGGCGGCGATCTCGCGCCAGAGGAGCGTCTTGACCTGCGGCCAGGTCGGGGCGGTCGTGATGACGATGCCGCCGTTGACCGTCCACCAGAGGGTGATGCCGGCGGCGGTGTGCGTCTTCGCCGACGAGTGGCACGCCTTCACGGCCACGCGGGCGCGCGGTTTGGCGACGGCCGCCATGATGCGCTCGGGCATCGACCAGGGATCCTGCCCGAGGATCTCGCGCGCGAAGAAGGCCGGCGACGACTCGATCGCGTCGGCCAGCACCAGCAGGTCGTCGTCACTCAGCGGTTGCGCCGACATCCCCATCCTCGCCGCGCGACTCGCGCAGTGCCCGTGCCTTCTGCAAGAGGCTGGCCAGGTCGAGGTCGGACCCGTCGCCCTTGGTCGGCGCGACCTTCTCCACCCACTCGCCCAGCTCCTGCGCGGCCTGCTGCTCGTGCGCGCGGAACTCCTTGAGCAGCCCCGTGTCGACCGCGTGCTCCTCGATCGTCCGCTGTCCCGCGCCGAACCCGATCGACTTGAACGTGCGGACCACGTAGCCCGTCGTGCCGCCCGGGACCTCCGCCATCGACTCGTGCTCGCCGCGCTCCTTGACGACCTGGCGTAGGGCGGCATGGCGCTCATTGAGGAACTTGACACGGTTCTGCTTGTCGGCGATCCCTTTCGCCTCGATCGCCGCGCGCTGGGCTTCCCGACGCTCCGCCACCCGCGCCGCGAACTCGGGGCGCTTCCGCCAACTCTGGAGCGTCTTGCGTGTGACGTGGACCCGCGTGGCGATCTGCTCGTCAGACAGATGGTCGTCGGCGGTCAACTCCGCCGCCTCGCTACGGGCCGGGGTCCAGATCCATTGGGTAATTTTGGATACTTGGTCGCCCGCCATACGCCTACGCCGCCTCCCGGCGCCCGTGCGCCCAGTCGTGGATGGCGGAGGCGACCTGCTCGCGCTCGCGCTCCCCGACCCAGTAGCCGTTCGGGATCGCCACCTGATGCGCGTCGAAGTAGTCCACGCCCGGGAGTGGCCCGCGCGCCTCACCGGCGGCCTTGAACGCGCTGTGTTTGTCGTTGCGCGCGTGCACCTGGCTGGTGGCGATGCCGCGCTCCTTCAGGTGGGCGGAGAAGGCGTCCCGATCGTCCACCAGGATCGTGAAGATCCAGTAGGACGCGCCCGGGTCGAACGGGGCGAGCGCCACGCCGGGCACCCCGGCCAGCGCGCGGGTGTACCACTCGGCGTTCAGCCGCGAACGCGCGACGGCCCACTCGGCGCGGGCCAGGTTGGCGAGGCCGATGGCGGCGGCGACATCGTTGGATTGGTACTTGTAGCCGATCTCCCGGATGTCCTGCTCGCAGCGGAAATCGGCCTTGCTGCGGCGGTCGAGGCCATACCACCGCAGGAGGCGGGTGCGCTCGATCTGACTCGCGGGGGGCAGGAGCGCGCCGCCATCGACGAGGCTCAGGTGCTTGATGGCCTGGAAGCTCCAGCAGGTGTAGTCGCCGCCCCACTGGGCGATCGGCCCTTGCGCCGACTCGGCAAGGAGGGCGTGGGCGGCGTCCTCGATGATGTACGTGCCGCCGGCGGCGAGCTTGAGGTCGCGCGTCACCGCGCAACGCCCGGCCCAATCGACCGCGATCACCGCCTTGGTGGCGCGGGTGCGCTTGCGCTCCACATCAAGCGGGTCGATGTTGCCGGTCAGCGGATCGACATCGGCCCAGACGAGCCGCGCGCCCCTGAGCGCGGGCGGTGAGTTGGTCGCCGTGCATGTTATTGGACTTGTCACGACCTCATCCCCAGGGCCAACCCCTATGAGATGGCACGCGAGATCGATGGCGCTGGTGCAGGAGTTGACCAGCAACGGGGGGTCGAGCGCATCGACGAGCCGCCCGAACTCCCGCTCGAACTGCTCGCAGAGTTCGCCCTGCCCAATGTAGCCCGACGCACCCACCGCGTCGACGCGGTCGCCGATCCCCGCGTCCCAGCGGACCTTGAAGAGCGGGATCTGCGGGATCAGTTGCAGACTCATTCTAAGCACCCCGCTTCCAGAACCCGACGGAACGACTCCAGGTGATCCTTGCCGTTTTTGAAGTTGCCGTTCGCCAGAGGATGCTCACGCCGCCACCCGGCGAAGCCGACGCTCGGCACCTTGAACACATCGACGCCCGCGCGTTGGAGCGAGCGCAGGAAGCCGTCGTCGAGGCAGTTGAGCTGCGCGGTCGGCCAGGCGCAGCGGGGCGGGTCGCCCCGCGTGAGGTCGGCCCGCCAGGCGAAGTTCCCCGCCGTCATCTTGCGCGCGGGGCACATCGGGGAGGGCGGGTCGGTCAGGCTGGGGGTGTCGCCGTCGGCAAAGACAAGCCAGCGGCCTCTCACGAGCGCGGTGCGCGGCTTGATCGTCCAGTGAGCGCGCAGGGCGTCCAGCCACCCTTCGGCCATCAAATCGTCGTCACAGATAAGCGTTGCGATGTCGCCGCTCGCGTAGGCCAGCGCCCGGTTGATGAGCGCGCCCTGACGGCAGACGGTCATGCGCTCGTCAACCGTGATCGGGGGATTCGCGACGATCGAGAAATGCGTGCGCTGGTAGAGCGCGCGACCGACCGTCACGGGGACGTTGAAGCCTTCCAGGTCGCTGCCATCGTCGCAGATGAAGACCTCATCGGGGCGCGCGAGGGCGATGGAGCGCAGGCAGAGATCCAGGAGCCTCGGCCGGTTGAAGCTGGTGACGACGACGGAGACGCGCGGCGTCATCACGCGCCCCCGATCTCGTGCAGCGCGTCGAGGTTGAATGGCGACGTGACCGTCCTCACGCGCGGCCTGGTCCGGTAATAGATGTGATCCATGTCCGCGCCGATCGCCTCCCACTGGGTGTGGTTGTGGAGGCGCTGCGCGGCGTCGTTGGTCGGGGAGGCCGCCGCCCAGACCTCGTGATCCACCGCTGTCACCATGTGCGCGAGGATCGCCCGCCCGTGGCCCTGGCCACCGAATTGGGGCAGCACGGCGCAGGAGGAGAACCAGCGCCCGTCCTCGCCCTGGCGCAGGCAGCCGTAGCCGACCGTCTGCCCCGCGCCGTCGGCGTAGAGCCATGCCTGCACGCGCAACTTGTTCGCTTCCCACCAGCGGAGTTGTCGCGCATCGTCGATGAAGCTGGTGTCGTTGCTGAAACCTTTGCGACACTCGTTGCGAACGTGGGCCATCGTCAGCACGTCGGCGCGCAGGAACACTACCCGCGCGATCAGATGAGGCCGCGTGTCGGGCGGCGTGGGGAGGCGGGACAGGGCGGCGGCGGTTGCGGTGGTGGTCATCGGTCCCTCTGCCTGGCGATGATGCGGTCGATCCAGACCGGCACGACGCCCGCCCGGCCCCAGAGCGCGATCGTCCCCGCGACGAACTGGTAGTCGCCCTCGTACTCCGGCCCCCAGGTGCCGAGCAGCGAGGGGAGGTTCGGGGCGCAGAGGCAATGCCCGCCGACGAGTCCGGGCGCGATGACATAGGGGCGCTGCCAGACGACCTTGCCGAAGTTGGCGACGAAGCGGAACAGGAGCGGCACCTGCCCGTGCCTGACGATCGCCGCGCGCATGGCATCCAGTGCGCCGGGCGTCCAGCGGTCGTCGTCGTCGGCCCCGTTGACGAAGTCGCCCGTCGCGGCGGCGATGGCCGCCGCACACTGTGAGTGCCCCCAGTCATGGCAACCGGCGTCGTGAGGCAGGTAGCGCACGAAGGGATAGTCGCGGCAGATCGCCTCGGTGGCGGTCAGCGGTCCGTCGTGCGTGTCGCCGCAGACGATCACTTCGTCGCCGGGGAGCACCTGATCGGCCACGCTCTCGATGGCACGGCGGAGCGAAGGGCGTCCGGCAGTGGGGACATACAAAGACAAGGTGGGCGTAGTCATTTAGCGCCTCCCCGTGCGGGAACCGTGCTATAATTAGGCAATGAAAAGTCCCCGCGCGGTTGCACCCGCCGGGGGTTGGCATCACGGATTGGAGGTCCGCCATGCGCCCTCAGTATACCCCTAGACTGCCTCGAACATGCCTGCTCTGCGGAGCGCCCTTCACGGCAACGCCGTATCGTGTCCAGATAGGCGAGGGGCTGTATTGCTCCAAAGCGTGCGGTGACGAGAGCAAGCGTCGGAATGTCCCGCGCGTCTGCCGCCATTGCGGCAAAGGATTTAGCGCGAAGCCATCGAGTGTACGCAATGGCAACGCCAAATACTGCTCGCGACCCTGCACACATGCGGGCAGGCGCGCCGCAACCGCGACCCGTTTCTGGGAGAGGATGAAGAAGTCCGGGGCTTGCTGGCTCTATGTCGGGCCTACGCGCGGGATAGGTTACGGGCAATATCATCGGGGGGGGCGCGCTATCGCCGCCCATCGCCTCGCTTACGAGTTGACCTATGGACCCATACCAGCGGGCATGCTGGTGCGCCACACCTGCGATGTGCCCGCGTGTTGCAACCCGGACCACCTGCTGCTCGGGACAACTGCCGATAATGTCGCGGACAAAGTGGCGCGCGGCCGTGCCCAACACGGCGAGGCGTGCTATAACGCCCGCCTGACCGAGCAGGCCGTGAGGGATATCCGCCGCCGCTATGTCCCGAAACAAGTGACGCTCTCCATGCTCGCGCGAGAATATGGCGTGAGCCTCTCGCTGATTCAGGGCGTGATCGCCGGGCGATCGTGGAAACACGTCGCCGACTAGCGCAGCCCTTCGGGCCACCCGTGCGCGGACACGGTGATGGCGAGACCAAGCGAAAACAGCCACTGCCAACCGATCCAGGCGCGATCGACCGGGCGCGGGAAACCACCCCAGATCAGCGAGAGTCCCATCAGCAGCACGCCGAGCAGGAATAGCGCGTTACGAATCGCCATGCTCGCCTCCTCACGCCGCCTGCGCGGCCGTCAGGCCCAACACCTGCAGGTAATCCGGCACCCGGTGGGCGATCAGGTGCCGCGCCATAATTTCCGCCCGCGCCGCATCGCCGATCTCCGCCCTGAGGGCCGCGTCGTTGACCAGGCGCAGCAGCTCGCGCGTGAACGCGGCGCTCAGGGCGGCGAGCAGGCCCGTCTCGCCGTCCCGCACGTCGGCGGCATACGGCCCCACGCGGCTACAGACCATCGGGATGCCGTGATAGGCGCTCTCCATCCACTTGATGCTGCTCTTGGCCGCATTGAACGCGGTGGGGAGCAGGGGGGCGATGGCGACGTCGAAGTGGGCGCAGCGCCGATAATGTTCCGCGACGCTGCCCGTCCAGGCGGCGGCGTGGTGGGGGATGCCGGTGCGCGCCAGCAGATCCTCGCCCTGGATCGCCACGCCGACGCCGGGCAGGGCCGCGACCTCGCGCAGCGCGGGCCGGGCGACCACGAAGTCGCGCCGGTGACTGGCGGAACCCGCCCAGCCGACGATCAGGTCGGCACCGTCGCGGCGGGGCGGCGTCGGCGGCATCGCGGCCGGGTCGATGGCGTTGGGGATGACGACGACGCGCTTCTGCCCGGTGTGCCGCGTGACCTGGCGGGCGAGCGCGGGCGTGGAGACGATCACGCCGGTCGCGGCCCGGCAGCAGGCGGCGAAGGTGGCGATCATCGCCGGTGTGATCTGCCTGGACGCGGGGTCGTGCGCGGGGAGGGACCAGAGATCGTCGTCCAGTTCGACAAAAACCGCGCGACCCTCCCCGGCGGCCAGTTCGACACACTGGCGGGTGAGGTCGAAGAGCGGGCGCTGGAAGACGAGGGTGGGGGCCTCGGTGCGGAGACGGACCACGCGGCGCGCGACCCCGCCGCCTTCGCCGAAGACGACGGGCAGGCGATTCGTCACGTCGGCGGGGACGCCGGCGGCGACCAGGGCGCGGCAGGGCTGCTCCATGCGATACCAGCCGCAGCCGTCTTTGCCCAACTGGCCTGCGCTCAGGAAGAGTACGCCAGCCATGCAACCCCGCGCGAACGCGAAAAGCCCCACGGCTCAGATTGCCGGGGCAACCGAGTCATGGGGCGTGACGCCCATCTATTTCGTTCTGCGGTGAGTATCGGGGAATGCCTACGGTTCTGTCAACCTAGCGCGCCACCCGCCAGCGCGGCAGGTGCCAGCGGACGCGGATGAGGCCCATCGGGGAGAGGCCGTTGAGCAGCCACAAGGCGCAGGCGATGCGCGCCCGGTCGGGGCGTGACAGGCCCTCGGTGGGGACGGTGTAGTCCATGCGCGTGCCTCCTGGGGTGGCGGTTTTCGTGCCATATCTACGAGATCGGGGGGTCCGGGGTTACAGCCAGAAGCGGTTGACGCGGTGGCAGCGCGGGCACTTCAGCGCCGCCACCGCCCCCGGCTGCACCGGCCCGACCGTGGCCCCCCCGTAGATGACCAGCGTCTCGCCGCGCAGCTCGCCGAGCGGCCTGTGGTCGCAGGCGCGCGAGGCGCAGCGCAGGACGCGGGTGGCGGCGGGCGCGGGTCGCTCGATCAGCGCGGTCAGCATGTCAGCCCTCCCGCACAGCCTCATACACCGTCTCGGCCTCGATCAGTGCCACCGCCTTGCGCGCCCGCTCCGCGCCCTGTGTGTCGCCGCCCATCCCGAGGACCGCCGCTTTCAGGCGCAGCACGGCAACCTGCTCGTCCTCGCCCTCGTCCAGTTCGGCACCCATGTCGATCCGCTCGGTCTGGTAGTTCCCCAGGTTGAAGGTCTTCCCGTAGGCGATCGTCTTGACGCGCATCGGCGTCACTCCTTTCCAGTCTCCTGCGCCGCGATCAGCGCATCGAGATACCACGCAGCTTTCTCCAGGTCGGTCGTCGCGTCGCCCTTGCGCCCCGCGCGGCTGAGGTACTTCAGCGCGTTGCCGAGGCAGAAGCCCGCGAACTGCTCGGGCGTCAGCTTGGCGCGGAGGTAGTCGATGACCTCGATGCCGCCGCTGGTGTAATGGTCGGGGTGGTTCACCTGCTCGGTTGGCATCGGGTCACTCTCCTCCGTAAGCCTTCCCCGCCACCGCGTCGGCGCGCTCGAAGCGCCGCCAGTTGGCCTGCAGGTGCCGCGCCCAGGTCAGCACGCCATCGTCGGGGCGACCGGGGTACGTCCCCGCCGCGACCCAGCGCGCGCGATACTCCAGCCACTCGCCGGAGAGCCAGCACAGCCCCGCGTAGAGCCAGAGCGGCATCAGGACGGTCGCGAGCTTGTCGGCGGCCATGAGCGGGCTGGTGGGCATCCCGAGGCGGGCGGCGTAGGAGCGCGAGTGCCCGCCCGCGAACCACGCCCAGTGGCCGAGCGGCCAGTCGAGGTCCATGACGAGGCCCCGGTCGAAGTGATAGGCCATGTACGCCGTGCCGAAGGCCGGATGCCGCTCGCCCTCCTCGCCATCCATGTCCCCGAGGCCCCAGTACCCGAGGTCATGCACGACGATCGCCACCCACTCCGGCCAGCGGCTCGGCCAGCGCCCGTACAGCCTGCGCCACGCGAGCGCGACGAATAACGGGTGCAGCGCGACCTGGTGGGCACCCCAGAGCAATGACCGCGTGCCGATCGGAAGTCTCGCCATCCGCCTACTCCTTGCCTGCATCCACCGTCGCCACGGCCAGCGCCGTCGCATGGGCAACCGCGCCCCTGAGCGCCTCGGCGATCCCCCCGGCGAGCCCGCCGTGCCGGAGCACCTGGTAGAGCCGCGCGACCACCGCCTCGTCCGCGAGGAGCGCGGCCGGGTCCTCGGGGCGAAACATGGCACTCACCAGCAGGTGATCCCGCTCAGCGGGCGTGAGGCGCAGCCCGGTCGCCAGCTTGGCGATCGCCGCCCTGGTGGGGTTGCGATGCCCGCTCTCGATCCTGCTCACCAGGCTGTGATCCATGTCGCACATCGCCGCAGCGCCCTCCTGCGACCAGCCAAGCCGCTGCCGGTGGCCCCGGAGTGCCTCCCGGAACCCGGCGAGCGCGGGGTCGGCGTCCGGGTTGGGACGCGGCGCGGGCGGCTGGGGGGCGAAGAGCGCCCGGTCGGCGTCGGAGACGACGAGCGCAGGAGTACGTCGATTAGTCAACATGTCGCCACAGCTCCCCACGACGAACCCGCGCCACCGTCGCCCTGCTCACGCCGAACCGCAGGGCGACGAACGTGTCAGTCTCGCCCGCCGCGCTCGCCGCACGCATCGCCCGCACGAGATCATCGGTCAGCTTGGCGTTGCGGATCGCTTCACCACGCGGCCTGCTCTCAGGGAAGAGGTACGATCCGTTGCGCGTACCCCGTGCGAGTCGTTCGGGCGATTTACGTGTCCAATGGTTGTCGCCGCGCACTCGCGTCTCGGGCGAACGCCGCGCGCCATTCCGATCGCCGGTCGCGCCGCGTCCTTTACGATGCATGTCATGGACGTTATCGGCAGGGGTGCCGAGGAAGAGGTGTGCGAGTCGAACGCACCGTGGGTTGTCGCAGTGGTGGCAAATCACCATGCCCGCAGGTATCGGGCCGTGTGCCAGTTCCCAAGCCAGGCGATGCGCGCGATAGGCACGGCGTCCGACATTGATGACCCCGTAGCCACGAGGCGACAAGCGACCCTGGTAGTTCCAGCAGCCATCGGGCGTAGAGGTGCGATCGGTGAAGGATGCAAGCGCCTGCGCGGGGTCTCGCCGCCGCGCGGCATAGGCACAGTCGTGGGAGCAAAACCGCTGCCTGGGGCGAAGCGGGGCAAACGGATTGCCGCAGCGGGCGCACGATCGGGTAGAATCAGCCATACCGGCCACCTCCAACGTGGTTCGGTCACGTCGGGAGGGTGTTACCAGCACCGCTCCCGACACCCTATTTCGTTGGGCCAATTGTACCACTTTCGGCATTCTGACGCCATTTTCGGGCACCGCCATCACTCCACCTCGGTCAAGTGCCAGGTCGCGCCCTGTTCCCCCGGTGCCGCCGTCTCCCAGGCCACCGCGCCAAGTTCGATCTGGGCGTCGTTGTGGATCGCCCCGGCGTCGGCGAGCGCGTCGATCTGGCTCTTGGCGCCGCGCCAGTAGTTGTCGTCGTCGAGCCGCCGGGCCGACCAGCGCGGTGAGCGGCGCACGATGGCGGAGAGGCGCACCCGCACGCCCGCCGGGAAGAGCGGCCCGCGCAGCGTCTCGGGGTAGTCAGCGAGCGCGGAGAACACCGCCAGCCGCGCGTGCTCCCGCTGGAGGGCGATGACCTTGCCGCGCGCGATCTTGCCGCCCTTGCTCGCGGGGGCCGGACCATTCCCACACAACGCCCGCTCGGGCAGGGGCATGATGATGGTCAACGCAGACATTCCGCATAGCTCCTTATCGGCCCGTCGTCGGGCTCCAATCCCCGCTCGCCCCACTTCACCCGCCGCACGAGGTCCCTGGCGCGGATCACCACGCCGTCCGAGTATTCAATCTCCGCGTTTGGGAACGCGTCGGGGCGCATGGCCGGCGGTGCCCAGTACCGTCGCGGGTGGTAGGTGGCGCTCTGCGGCCCCAGGCGCTCGGCGAGCGCGTGCCAGTCGCGATTGCTCACGATGGCCTCGCCTCCAATTCGTCCAGGTCCGGCAGTCCCATCCAGGCGAGGTCGTCGTCCTCCAAGTCGTCATCGTCCTCCACCTGGCTGGCGCAGTTGTCGCAGAGCTTCAGCGGGGAGAAATCGAAGGTCTCTACGCCCGACCAGAAGAGGTGACAGCCGGGGCAGAAGCCCTCGTCATACATGTGCTCGGCGCAGTAGTGATAGCTCGGCGCGTCCTCGGGATCGACCGGGAGCCAGCACGGCTCGCCGGGGTTGGTGCAGCCCTCGCGCTCGCAGGTGGGCGTCGGGGCAACCCCAACCAGTAGCGCGCGATAGGCGTCGTCCAGCGCGCGCGACCGTCGCGCGACCGTCTCGGCGTCGAAACCCTTGCGCCCGGTGATCGTCGGGGGGCGGTAGTCGCGCACGGAGGACTCCAGCACGTACCAGGCGGTCCCCCGCCGGTTGCGGCAGAGGACGGCCTGGAGATCCCCGCGCCGGATCGCCGTCGTCACCCCGGCTGGGGAGAGGAAGAGGCGCGGGGCGACCTCCGCGCTCGAGAGCAGGCGCTCGCCGGCCAGGCTCGCCCGCCGGCGCGGCCCCGTCGCGATGGCCCGCCAGGCGGGATCGGCGATGGTGGCGGCGTCGTAGCGCTCCGGGCGCTCGCGGAGGAACGTCGCCAGCGCCGACGGGTGGACGCGCCAGATGGCCCCGTTCGAGATGCGGTCGGCGGATTGGTGGCCCTCCAGCGCGCCGCTGGCGATCAGGCGGCGGATCGCCTTGCGCGTCGTGCCCAGGAGCGTCGCCACCTCCCGCAGGCAGAGGCCGCGCTCGGCGGGGGTGCGCGCGCCGTTCATCGGGCTGAGCCCGAGCCTGCGCCGGCGCTGCCGGACGGCAACCCGCGACCGACCCAACTCGACCGCGATGGTCGCCAGGTCGGCGTAGCCCGCCAGCGTCGCCAGTCGGTCATCCTCGGCCGGTTGCCACGCCTTCTTCGCGCGGGTCGCGGTGGTCATAACCCCTCGATCTTCGCCTGGACGAACGACGGCGCGACCCGCCGCAGGTCGAGCTTCCACAGCCCATACTGGTCGATCTCGGCGGAGAACAATTCGGCGTCGTGCCCGACGATCGACGGCTGCGACTCGGGATCGTCGGGGTCGGGCGGGGCGATGTGCATCAACTCATGTGCCACCAGCGCCTCGATCTGCCAATTGGTCAGGCCGAGGTCGCGGCAGTTCTCCGCGTTGAGGACGATCTGGAAGTCGCCGCCCTGCATCTCGTCCCGCAGTTGCCCGCTGAGCTTCTGGCAATAGCCGAGCGTCATGCGCCCAGCCTTGACTTGCGCCTTCCTGCGCCAGCGGTAGCGGATGATCACGTCGGACAGGAAGGCGAAGCATTCCCGGTGCTCGATCAGCGCGTCGGCGATGTCCTGGATATCGCGGCCCTCGGTGAAATCCTTCTGCCGCCCGTCGCGCCCCTGGAAGCGGTGCCCACCGGGGATCGGTGCCCTGGCGTCGGGGTCGCCGTCGGTCACCAGCACCCGCGCCTCATCGGCCTCGCCGTCGGTGGCGGTGCCCGCCACTTCGCCCGTCTCCTGGTCGACCAACCGCCGCCGGAAGGGCTCCCGCAGCGCCCGGTCGAACTTCGGGCCGTCCTCCGGGGTCAGCGTGACCGAGCGCCCGCCCATGCCCGAGGTGCTGATGGTGATGCTGTCGATGCCGCTCCCGCGCTCCGGGATCAGCCGCCGCGCCGCCTCCAGGACTTCCCCCGACGGGGTGTAGTCGTCGTTCGCCATGTCAGTCGTCGCCTCCCCCCGCGACCAGCGCGGGCACGTCCGGCCCCGTCAGCCGCGCTCAGTCCCCGCCGTCCGCGACCTGGCGCAGCGGCTTCGGCGGGGTGAGCCCGGCCACCTCCGCCGCCCGCGCCGTGCCGCGCCGCGCGTTGTATTCCGCCACGAATCTGCGGCGGTACTGCTCCCGCTCGAACTCGTTCTCCACCGTCGCCAGCGTGTGGACGGCGGCGGTGTCGATGCCCAGGTGGTGCCGCACCACGTCCCGCGTCAGCTCGTCCGGCCAGTCGAAGGCCCGCGTCACGCCGAAGGAGTAGCGCGCCAGGACGCGCGCCCGGAACGCGGCCCAGGCCGTCTCGCCGTCCACGATCGCCCCGGCCGCCTGCTCCGCCTCGGTGGCGTAGCGCAGCAGCACCGCGATCGGCGGCAGGGCGAACGGCTTGTCCCACTCGCGCCGCGCCCTGGTGCAGGCGACGACGAACTGGGCGTCGGGCAGGTCGCCGAGGTCGTCCCAGTAGACCTCAGCCTTCTCGGGCGTGACCTCCACCGAGAAGGCGGCGGCCAGCTTCGCCATGTTGGTCTGGAATGTCAGCCGATTCACGTTGGCCTCCCACGCCCCGCAGGGCGGCGACACTGCGCGAGAATTTCGTCTGCTCGTTGCTCGGGTGCTGGCCGTTGGGGCTGGCCCTGGCCGGGGCACGGGCGGTGTGGGCGAAACTCGGGTTCGTGATCCACTTCCGGCACGCGGCCGCGTAGTCGGTGTAGAGCGGCTTCCTGCTGCCGGGCGGATAGCCGGTCGCCGGGTCGATCTTGCTCAGGCAGTAGTCGCGAAACCGCTCGGCCTCGGCACGGAGCGTGTCGCCCAGACCCTTCTCGTCGGCCCAGACGCGCAAACCATCGACCAATTCGTCCACCGTGGGGGGGGTGGGGCGCGCGTCAGCGCGCTTCGGCGTCGGGACCGGCCCCCCGCCCGCGCCCGCGCCCCCCACCCCCGCAGGGGTTGGGGTGGGCCGGGGATCGGGATGGGGACGGGGTACGGGTACGGGTACGGGTACGGGGCGGGTGTTACTAACGGCGTTACGCGGCGTAACGCCGTTAGTAACACCGTTAGTAGCAGCGTGAGTCACGCCGTCTGTAACGCTCGCCGCCGCCTCCGCCGCCTTGCGCGCCATCTCACGCTCACGCCAGTCCTGCTGCCGCCTGGCATTCAGCGCCCGATCCCGCTTCACCTGCTCGCCGGAAGGGTTGTACTCGAGGTAGTCGTGGACCGCGAAGCCGCCCCCGACCTCCTCCCACAGCCCGGCCGCCACCAGGTCGCCCGCGTGCCCCTGCGCGACATCCACGGTCGCCGCGATCAGCCGCATCGCGCCCTGCGAGATGAAGCCGTCGGTGAGCTGCGTGGCGCAGTGCGTCAGCCCGCAGAGGAACAGCAGTTTCGCGTCCTTCGGCAGGTCGATCACCTTCGGGTGCGCGAAGAATTGATCGTCCAGTTTCACCCACGGCATCACGCCAGCCTCCTGCCGTGTACGTCGCTATGGCAGTCGACGCAGAGGGTTATGCCGTTGTCCACCTCGAGGCGATGCTCGGGGTAGAGGGCGAAGGCCTTGACGTGGTGGGACTGGAGCGGCACCCCGGTCACGCCGCACTCCCGGCAGCGGTGCCCATCCCGGTGCAGCACCGCCGAGCGCCAGCTCCGATACGCCTGGGTGTTGCGAATCTCCTGATCTTGCGGCTCGTGCCCGACCCCCCATCGCACCGCATTCGTCACCTGGAATCCGCCGCCGACCTCCTCCCACATCCCGACCTCGACGAGCGTGTGCGCGAGGTCCATCGCCCGATCCAGGTCGGCCAGCTTCCGCACCTGCCCGGTCGGGATGAACCCGTCGGTGAGCAGGCGCGCGCAGTAGGTCAGCCCGCACACGTAGAGCCAGCCCGCCAGCGGCCCGGCCGCGATCACTTTCGGGTGATCGGCGAACTGGTCGTCTATCTTCGCCCATGCCATCACGCCCCCAGCCTCCTCGCCCCTTCGTGCCCCGCCTCAGCCCGCGAGCGCCGCCAGGTCGAACAGCGTCCCCGCGCTGGCCGCTTGCTCCGCGCGGCGAAGGTTCTTGACCGCCTGCTGCCAGTACGACTGCTTCAACTCGCTCCCGATGAAGCGGCGGCCCTCCTCGATGGCGACGTAGCCCTCGCTGCCGATGCCGGCGAATGGTGAGAAGACGAGATCGCCCGGATTCGTCCACAGGCGGATGGCCCGCCTGATGACCTCCAGTTGCAGCGGCGCGATGTGGCGCTCGTCCCGCTCCTCCCGCGCGCTCTCCTTCTGGAGCGTGTCGCTCGGGTTGATGTCGAACCAGACCGGCGAGGCGTACCGCTGCCAGAGATCGACCGGGAAATCCTCTTTCTGCTTCGTCACCGGGTCGGGGTTCTCCCCCGGCTTTCGCACGACGACGAGGTAGTCGGGGATGCCCTGCCTGCTCATCGCCGAGTCCTTG